TAGTGCCATAGTTACTCCTCCTTTTGTTTTCTTATATACTTAATATTATTCATTATCAACTAATAGTTATAGTCTTAATATTTAATGCTGATGTTTCAGCTGTAAATTCTTCTGTTGCTGTAAAATTAGGTGGGTTGTTTGTTCCTCCAAAACCTAAAGCTGCTGGTCCAGTTCCTACACCTCCCATAGCAGCTCTTCCAGTTGCTAAAGAAGCAGAAGTTATAAAAGAAGTTCCATCATAAGATTCCGCTGATGTTATAGCAGTATTACCACCAAAACCTAAAGCATCTGTATTACTAGTTCCAGATAACGCTATTCCTGATCTATCAACATTGGTAGTTCCACCACTTGACCAAGAAGATCCATTATACTCTTCAGTTACGTTTGGTGGAGACGCAACTGCTAATGCAGAAGTTTGAGTGCCAGTCATTCCATCACTCCAACCTCTTGCATTTGAAGCTGATGGGATTGTTGTCCAAGATGATCCATCGTAATTTGCAGCTAAAGTTGTTAAACCAGGAGATCCTGGAGCAGTGTTTGTACCTCCAACACTAATTGCAGCTGTTTGAGTTCCACTAGAACCTTGACCAGATATTGTTTGAGGATAGCTGCCACCAGCTGTCCATGAAGAACCATCATATTCTTGAGTATCGTTATGAAAAGTAAAAGAGGGTTGAACATTTGATGGAATCGCTCCTCCAAATGCTAAACCAGATGATTCTGAAGCACCTGCTCCAGAAGCAGATTGTCTTTGAGAAGGATAATTAGTACCACTAGTCCAAGTAGATCCATTATATTCTTGAGTGTTATTAGAAGACTGATTAGCAGGAGGTATTCCTGTTGCTGAAACAGCTGAAGTTTGAATTCCCCAGTTTGCAGCACCATATTTTGCTGTAGACATGTTTCCACCACTAGCCCATGCTGCACCTGTTATAACGTTTACTGATGAATTCCATTCTTCTGTTAAAGAATAAAAAACGGTTCCAACTGCATTATTTCCTTTTGCTAACCAACCAGCTGCATTGCTAGCTGAATTTTGAGATGTTCCCGCAAAAGCTCTCGCTGTTGCTAAATCTCCTGATTCACTCCAAGAGGTTCCATCATAAAGTTCAGTCTTACCTGTTGCTGTAGGTGCTGTTTCTGCTCCACCACAAACTAATGCAGATGTTTGAATTCCAAATCCTTGAGTGTATCTTCTACCAGTATTTAAATTTGGTCCTGCTGTCCAATTAGTGCCATCCCATTCATCTGTTGAATTTGTTGATGGTCCAGGAACTAATCTACCTCCTGATGCTATCGCAGCAGTTGAAGTACCTGCAGTTGCAAAAGTTTGTTTGTTTACAGGCATGTTATTTAATTCTGACCAAGAACTACCATTGTAAGATTCTGTATTATTTGTTAGTCCAGGAGTTGATGGAGAACCACCACAATAAATAGCAGCAGTTTGAATTCCAAACATACCACCACTTCTTTTATTTTGACCCATAGTTGTTTCTGAACTCCAAGAAGAACCATCATATTCAAATGCTTTATCAGAGGCAGGTGTAGCAGGAGGCACTCCACCAGCAGCTAATCCTGCTGTTTGTGTTCCTGTTCCTTTTATTTCTCTTGATGTTGATGGAAAATTTCCTGAAGTAGTCCAACCACTTCCATTGTAATGCTCAGTTGCTGCAGGTGTATATCCAGGAGGACCTACTTCTCCTAACCCAACAACTCCTGCTGTTTGAGTTCCAAATCCAAAACCTTGTGATCCTTTTGACTCAGCAGTAGATGCAGAACTAGCCCATGCTTTAACACCTAATACATTTCTAAAAACACCATCGCTGCTGTTATACCAAATTTGTCCTTCAGCTTGATCATTATCAAGATTGCTTGATAAAAATCTTACTCCTTTTCCAATTATGTTTTTATATTCTGACATATTAACTCAATGTTACCCTCACTGTTTGTGGTTCACTAGGACCAGTATATTCTTCAGTTCCTTGAAACGGGTATTTACCACCAGAAAGTAAACCTGCTGGCACTGTTCCTTGAGGGCCTCTATTTGCATTATCTCTTTCATTTGAAAGATTTCCACCTGTTCTCCAAGCAGAGCCATCGTATTCAAGTGTTGTTAAAATAGTTGTGCCTGGAGAACCTGTTTTTCCACCAGTTACATATCCAGCTGTTTGAGTTCCACCAGTTCCATTATTAAACCTACCTTCAGGTAAAGCTGTAGATGCTGTCCAAGCTGTTCCATTGTAATGTTCCACAGCTGAAGAATTTCCCTCTCCACCAGCTGCAACACCTGCAGTAAGTGTACCAAAAGATCTAGATTGATTTCTTGCTGTATTTAAAGCACCACCGCTTGACCAATTAGTCCCATCATATTCTTCTGTTGATCCTGTTGGAGGAGATGCTCCTACAAAAAAACCTGCTGTTAAAATTCCTGCTGTTCCTCCACCATTATTATTACCAATAGACATATCATTTCCAGCTGTCCACGATGTTCCATTATATTCTTCAGTTTTAGTTCCTGGAGTATTTCCAGCTGGTGCACCAGCACAAGCTACAGAGGCTGTTTGTATTCCAAAACCTGCATGATACCTTCTAGTGGTACCCATGTTATTTTGTTCTGACCAAGAAGATCCATTATATTCTTCAGTATCTCCACTTGTAAATACAGGGCCAGGATTTCTTCCTCCAAAAACAAGTCCTTCAGTTTGAGTTCCAGAGGATGCTCTACCAAAATAATCTTGATTTAAATTTCCACCTGCTGCCCAAGTTCCTGTTACATATGCGCTTGCTTTTAAAACACCAACAGTAGTATTATACCAAATTTGACCTTCTAAAGCATTAGTTGGATCTGAACTGACCTTTCTTATTAACTGGCCTTTGATTTCTTTATAGGTCGACACTATTCAACCTCCTTAATTATTCTTCAGCAACCAGCCTTGTGTTCCATCTGTATACACGAGTGTGTTCGCTGCTCTTTCTGTAGCAACAGTTAAATCTGCTGCTGACCCATTAATTTTCTCTGAGTTTCTTCCTACTGTTAAATTATTTGTATCAAATGTTCCTGCGTAATCTATGAAAGCTATTTCATCACCGATTGTTGGTGAGCTAGGTAGTGTCATTGTAATTGCGCCACTAGTTGTATTTATGAAATATCCTTCACCTGCAACTGCAGTAAAACCAGAAGTTTTAACTGCTTGCCATGATGTACCACCAGATACTTCAGCAAAAGATAGAGTACCTGATCCGTTTGTTTTTAAGAATGTGTCTGCTGATCCATCAGCATTTGGAAAAGTTAATCCATCAAGAACAATGTTTCCTGAACCATTTGGTGTAATAGTAATATTACCACCTGCGCCATCTACAATAGTAATTGCACCTGAGTTTGTACCACTGTTAGTATCTAATACTAAATTGTGTGCACCACTTGATGTGATTGTTGCATCTGCTGCTCCTGTACCAACTACAACCTCACCAGTTCCTTTTGGCGATACAGCTATATCTATATTTGAGTCACTACCTAAAGCAGATAATTTAGGATCATTACCTGTAGCTGCGTTTGTAACATTTAAATAATTTACAGCTGAACCTGTAGTAGTAAAAAATAATTGTTCGTTTGCATTTTCATCTCTGATACCGTGAGCATCATCGAAATCTATCATGAAAGAATTAGTGTCTAAGTTACCACCTAATTGTGGTGAAGTGTCATCAACAAGATCACTTGCTAATGCAACAGAATCAATATTTGGATTTGTGCCATCATCTGCTTTTGCATAAACAAGAACAGTTTTACCATTTAAAATAGCTACACTGGATCCAGAACCAGAAGCATATTTAAATGTTACTGTTTGAGAACCACTAGTTGAATTTTTTAAAATATAAAAGTTTTGAACATCTAAAGGTATTGTTACGTTTCTTCCTGCTGATATTGTTCCTGTAAATTCTATAATTCTATGGGCAAGAGTTGCACCAGTTGATCCATCAGAAACAGATAAAGTTGTATCTCCAGAGTCTGATACAGCTTGTTGTGTAAAACCACCTGAAATTTGTTCTATAATATTTAAGTTAGTATTGGTTTTTGTACCCCATGTACCGGCGTTTTCACCAGTTGCCATTAATTCAATACCCAGAGGCGAATATGTAGATGCCATAAATTTTATCTCCTATGCAGCGTCAGTATAACTTGTATTTGATCCAGTTGCAACATTTGAATACGAACCATTTGAGCCCGTAGTCTTATTAGAGTATGACGTATTTGATCCTGTAGCTTCATCAGAATACGACGTATTCGAGCCTGTTGCTCTGTCACTATATGATGTATTTGAGCCGCTGTCAATATTAGCGTAATGTTGTATTCCTATTATTCCTAGCGTTGAAGTAATTTCATCTGTAATTAATCCTTGAACAATATCTGCAATATCAAATGACCCTGTAGCAAATGTTGCCACTTGACTTGATAAACCAATTGACATTTCGTCTGGAGATAATGATCCAACGGTAGATGTTGCTTCTACGCCAGTAACATCAATTAATTCAACAGATCCTATTTCAATACTTCCAACACCTGTTGTAGCAGAAACACCAGTTATTTCTGCTGGACCAAATTCTAATCCTAATGTACCAACACCTGAAGTAGCAGCTATTCCTGATATTGCAGCAGGACCAAACTCTAAACCTAATGTGCCTTGACCTACAGTTGCTTCTTGACCAGTAATATCTGGAGTTGAATCAAGTTGAATAGTTGTAGATCCAACACTTGTTGTAACCTCTTGACCAGATAATCCGACAACGTCTGCAGGAGCTATCGATCCAACACTAGCTGTTGCATCTACACCAACTACACCAATAACTTGGTTTGGAGATTCACCCCAACTTAAATCACCCCATTCATCTCTACCCCAACCAACTAAAGTTCCTGTGTAAGATAAAGTAGGTGTTGCAAAATCAGACTGCACACCTGTTAACGGTACACCTATTTCACCTATAATTGTTGGAGAGCCAACACTTGTTGTCATAGAGTGATTTGCACCAATCATCTCTAAAAGATATGTGACTCCCATGGTAATAGAACCAGGAGAAGCGGTTGCTTCTTGACCGCTTAATTCATATGTAAAACCTAATGTAGGTGAACCAACGCTAGATGTTGATTCTAATCCGGTAGGAATATCTGTGTAGTCTACCTGTACAGAAAGATCACCAACACTCGTAGTTGCTTCTTGACCAGAAAGAAAAACATTTGAAGTTAAATCAAAAGAAAAAGATCCAACGTTTGTTGTTGAAGATTGACCATCTAGTGTGATTGTTTGATCAGAAAGATCTCCCCATCCACCTTCACCACTCCAGGCTTGTGCACCCCAACCTGTTTTTAAAGTTGTAGCATCACCCCAATTAGCCTGATTCCAGGTTAATCGGCCCCATCCTGAAGTAACGTCGGGCACTTGACCCTCCTTACGCTATACGAATGATTGCGTTGCTTGCGTCTGCTGTTGGAAATTGAATTGTAAATGTTCCGCTAGATACTGTTTTGTCACCACCGAAAGCGATAACAGCAACAGCTTTGTCAGATTGTGTATCGTTATAAATTAATGCACCATTTGCTGTAAAAGAAGCAGATGTAAAACTTACGTCTGCAAAATCACAAAATGCAGTTGTTCCAGAAGTTGTTGGAGTAACACTTGTTAATGTTGCACCACCTGCAGAATATGCAGATCCAGATGTATTTGAAATTTCTTCTGAAGTTGAATATGCAGTTGTGCCTGCACCTAAACTAGCATCACTATCATATAATGCTATTTTAAAAGTATTACCACTTGACGCAGTAAAATTATGTGTACCCACTAAAATTTCTTGTTTGAAACTTGTACAAATTGCCGATGATATTGCCATAATTTATCTCCTATGGGTTTGCCGAGGTTACTGGAATACGAACAGCGCCATCAGTGTAGTCGTCTCTTCGTCTTCTACCAACTTGCTCGTTAGCAAACTTCTGTACCTCTTGTTTATACTTATTTTCGTATAGTGTCAACATGTCTATCGGGCCTTTTAAAAATCCATATGCTTCTGATAAACAGCAATATAAAAGACCATTTGGAAAGTTAAGACTAATGTAATTAGTTCCATCTGCTCCCTCTAATAATGCTGGTGCTGCATTATAGTGAACCCTAAATGAGTAAGTTTGATCTGGAACAGGAGCAAACATCATTCTTCCAGACGTAGTGTCAGATTCTCCCGTGGCACCACCAAACATAGCATAATATTTTGGCTGTCCTCTTTTTGCTGATTCTGTTGAAGACACATATTCTTGTAAATATGTAACATCTTTTTTCTCTAACCAAATGTTGGCACCCGTCGTAGCCGATGTTGAATCATAAACTTGTATACCTCTTATAAAAACTGCACCTGCTGGAGCATTAATTGTTTCTTGACCAACGACTAAATTACCTGTCTGTTGTTTTCTATCAGCGTCAATAGGAACATCTCTAAAAATTCTATATTGTGCATTTAAAATAATGTTTTCTAAAACACTATCTGATAAAACATTAGAATCTGTTTCAGTGTAACTTCTTATTTGTGTTTTTAATCCGGATGCACTTAATCCTGCCATTATTTCGCTCCTGCCAGTTCCCTACATTTAGGGCAACGATGTTTATATTTATTGTGTTCGTCACAATAACCTTTTACCTCTTCATATAAAACAAGATGTGGATCTTGTTTCTCAGGTTTAAATTTATTTTTTATCCAATTCCAAATTTTATTAATCATGCTTCTATTGTTACAGGTCCAACGGAACAACCGTAACCTCCTCCTTTTATATTACCACTTGTAGCAGTATTTGTGTCAACTGTAAAAAAGAAAAAATTACTAGTTGTGTAATCACTTGATGCATCTCTAGCTCCACTTTTATACCGGCCTGTTCTTATTGTATATCCTGCAGCTTTTGCAATATTAGATCCTAATATGCCATCAAAATCCTCTGGATTAGCATAAACAAAACTACCTGTGCCTGCAGAAGTAGTTGGTGGTCCTCTGAATCTATATGTAGTATTATCTGTCAATCCATGACCAGGTGAAAATACATTTATAATACCTGATCCTGCTTGATAAGTTTCAAAACCATTGTCTGGTATTCTAACAGTAGTAGCGGGTTCAGTTCTATCTGTTCTTACATGTAATAACGCTACTCCATCTGGACTTTGTGGTTTTGGTTCTAATTGTGGTTGCTTTGGTTCAAATTCTGAAACATGAACAAATGCTCCATTCCACTCTCTAACCATTTCTCTATATGGAAATTCCATACCAGATCTATCTGATATTGCTTTTGCGTATTTACCTGTTGCGTACTTTCCCATTATGTTCCTGGATAATAAGTTTTAGGTGTTATGTGAGTGCTAGAAGCAGAACCATCTTCTGCTAATGCTCTTGCTAATTCATCCTCGTAATAAAGTTTCATAGCCTGCACCATTTGTGGTTGATATTTTTGTGCTAAATAAAACGCAAGTCCTGATACCATACAAGGTACGAATCTAAATGGCACGTCAGTTGCATTTGTATAATCACCTATGTCTTGAATTCTTTTTATATAATAGAAATGCATATCTTTAGATGCATTAGTAGAATCAGGTGTTGGATAAACACTAATACTTATGTGGTCAATAAATCTTTGTACCCAGTATTGATTAGGTGTACCTTTAGAAAGTTTATTTGAAAATCCTGCATAAGTTGATCTATCAACTTTAGTCATAGGACTATCTGATTGTGTAGTTTGAGTTCTATTAGATCTTAATTGTGCTTCAAGGACATCGGATATTCCAAATACACTAGCTGGATCTGTAGTTGTTGCAGAAGTTCC